GCCGTCCGTTGTAATGTCTCTTACTACGCCTTGGCTTCTACCGCCGGAGCTGTCCCAGCTCACGAAGTCCCCTACGCTTAGCTCTCCAGCTTCCGCGCGTTCTTCTTCTTTATCGTAGCCGGCCTCTTCTACTTCCTCAGCTTTGCCGTAGGTTATAATTATCTCGGTAGCTGTTTCTTCTACGCTCTTAATGTGGCGCAGGCTTTTTTCTTCTTCCATATTCTCTAAGGTTCTCTCCGCCCAGCGGTGCATCTCATCTCCGCCCCAGGCTGCGTACATTATACTTCCGCAGATCTGCTTACCGTCCTCATCTTTAAAGCGTCCCTTATCGTACACCTTAGCACGGCTTAGGAAGCTGTAAACACGCGGTAAGCGCTGCTCCGTTATAGCTTCTTTATTGGCTATAATACGGGCCGACTCCCAGCCTACCGGCGTACCGCAGTCGGTGCCTTCTTCCTCGCGGATCTTTAGCGCTCTCTTAGCGTTATCCGTTGCAGCTTGTGGGTAGTCAGTCCAGGGCATTAGTCCGCATCTACGTTAGTGTCGTCCTGCCCACTCTGCACCATATTTAAAGGCTGTAGGTAAATGTCCCCACCTTCTACCGGGTTAAGGTTCTCTAGGTCTCTAATATCGTTTACCGATAGCCAGCCCCATTGGCGAGCTGTAGCGTAAGCTTCATACCTAGCCTTTTGGTCTCCTCTCATTAGCCCCTCCATAGTGAAGTAGGCGTAAAGGTTAGGCTCGTCTTCTCTAAATAGCTTACGGTTTAGCTCTACCTCCATACGGCGAACGTAAGGCGTTATACAGTCCCTAACGAACTGTATAGCCTGCTGCTCTACGTTAGCTCTAGTACTTGAATTCTCTAGGTCTGCTAAGTAGCTCGGAGGTATTCTAAAGATTCTAGCTATTTCGTTTACTTGGAATTTACGAGACTGTAAAAACTGGGCCGCTTCCGGGTCTAGTCCTATCTTCTCGTACTTCATACCTTCCTCAAGTATCGCGGTTGAATGTGAATTACTATTACCCGACTGGGCACGGTTCCAGCTTTCGCGTAATCTCTTTACTACTTCGGTATTTAATCGGCCAGGAGCTGTAATAACTCCGCCAGCATTCGCGCCGTTAGAATAGAAGCGCGCGCCGTACTCTTGGGCCGCTAGCCCAATAGCTACGGCTTCGCGTGCCATTGAAAGCGGGCTCTTACCGGTTAAGCCGTTAAAGCTTAGCCCGACAAAGTGCAGTATTTCGTAATCTAGGTACGTGTGCTTTTCGTCGAAGACGTAAACCTTTTCGCCGTCTACTACTTTTACCTCGACCTTCATAGGGTTCAAAGGTATAAGCGCCGTAGGGCGTCCTGCTGCGTTCATCTCTATTTTAGCGTAGGCGTTACCGTGTAACACTAAATTAGAGGCCATAGCCTCGCGGAAAGTGAAGGTAGAGCTTACGCTGTTAGGAGCTTTCGCTAAAAGGTCTTGTACTGGATGGCCTACAGCTTTTACGCGGGTTTCCCCGTCCGCTTGGTAGACGTTTAGAGGTATACTAGCTATAGTTTCGCTAATGATCCTTACGGCTGCATAAACAGCGCTAAAAGTAAGCGCGTTATCTTCGCTTACTTGTACTCCCGTTTTACTAGTACCGAAAAGCCCCGTAAGCCACGCAGCCGGGTTACTTAAACTCGTACTGGGGTTTTCCGGGGAGCTTCTAAAAAGGCGAGCAAATAGCCCGCTATTATTATTTTCTGCCAAAGCCTAGAGTATATACTTTAGGCAAATATACAAAAAAGTTTTTTATTTCCTTGCTTAGTTAGCTTTTTTATTGTATAGGAAGACGCGTAAGCTTTATACGTTCGTTCTCGTAGTAGTTACAGTTGCCGTTTATAATCTTCGTAATAGTACTGTAATTGATGTCTAAGGCCTTACAAGCTTTCGTAAGTGTTCTATAACCTTCTACCCTTCTAGAGCTCTTATGCTCTACTAAAATAATCCTCATATAAATAAAATAGTATCTTCTTGTTCTAAGTCGGAGCCTGCGGCGCAAGGCTCGCAAATTTGCAGCGCCGTTATATTACTTAAGCTTGCGGTATACGTTCCGCAGCTTTGGCAGTAGTACTCTACGTCATTAGCTAACATAACCAAAAGCGATAAACTGTACAAAAGCGAACAGCTTAAATACTAGGGTTAATATTGGAAAGCCTAATAAGCCAACGCCAAGCGCTAGAGCTATATTGCGGTTTTCTTTGTCTTCGGGTGTCATTACTTTCTTTGCCATTGCTTTAAATAAAATTTAGCTTTTTCTAAGCTGTTAAACTTGCGGCTTCCGTAGAAGCTAGGGGTATTCGGGAGGGCGGTAAAAGATCCTGGGGTAGTTTCCAGTATCTCAGCGCCGTTAAATTGTATTACTCTCTTAAGCTTCATAAAGCGCTCTTTATATAGTATCTGCTTCTGCCAGTCTTGCATTACTTCCACTCGTTTAACTTCTTATCCCAGTAAGTAAAAAACTCTGTAGCTCCTAGTTCGTATATTCTTAAAACCTTGTTACCGTTTCCCCATCTTGCAGCGTCTATCTTCTCTAAAGATACCGAGTAATTACCGTTAGCTTTCTTCCAGCAGTCTAGCTTACGACCTTTACCAATTAAAACAGCCTCTATAAGGTCGTGGCCTTCGTGAGTAGTAATGATTGTAGCGCCTTGTACTTGTGTAGTAGTTTTCATCTTAGTAGTTCTTGTTGTTATTACTGGTGTAAATATACGGCTATTTTCTTTCCGTGCAAACTTTCCCGTAAAAATTTTCCGATTTATTTAAGGTATAGCACTCTCCCTCTACTAAAATATTTACGCAGGCCCCGCCCTTACTGAGCTGGGGCCAAGCGTGAATATTTTTATTTATTAAAAAAAAAGTTAGCTCTTTAGCTTCTTCTACACTCATTACAGTATAATTAAGTCCCTATCCTCGTATATACTACCGTCGTCGTCGTTTCTATGCTTCGCTAACCATATACCTACAGCTATGGCCCAAGCTTGCGCGACGTCGATCTTATCGGAGCTTTTGCTTTTATCAAACTTTAAGTTTCCTGCTGGATCCGTTTTAGCTTGTACGTTACTTACGCACCACCTTAGTAGGTTGTTTCCCGTGTGCGCTATTTGGTTGCTTCTTATCCATATTTCGAGCTGCTTAACCGCAGGGCTCATACTTGCGAAACCCTGGCCGTAAGGCTCGACCGGTAGGCCTTCCTCTGCAAGCTCCGCTATTAAGCTGCTACTGTTCCATCTATCGTAAGCTATAGCTTTTATATTAAACATCTCCGCAGCTTCGTAGATAGCCTCGCTAATATATTTATAGTCGGTTACGTTGCCCGGTGTTACCGTTAGCTCGCCTTTAGCTATGAATTTATTATAGTCCGCTCCGCTTTTACCTTGGCGCCTTTCTACTGCGGCTTCAGTTACCCAGCTATAGACTACCGTCTTAAAAGGTTCGCCTTCATATACTGGCGGGAAGATCAAAGTAAACGCCGTTAAATCCTCAGTACTTGCAAGGTCGAGCCCCGCGTAGCAGTCCCTATCTTGAAGGTCTGCAAGCTCGTAGCTTTCCGCGCAGCTCATAAAGTCCTCGTCGCTAACCCATCTTACCTCGCTCGTCGTCCATTGGTTAAGGTGTAAGCGTCTAAAGGTGTTCTCGTAGGTTACTAAAGCTTTAGCCTTTTGAGCTTGCGCTAGTATATAGTCCTCTTTTATCGTTACGCCGTAGCCGGGGTTAGCCTTGCGCCAGGTCTCCGGGTCTAGTATATCGTCGCCCTCTTCAGCTTCGTAGATATGCGGGTAAAAGGTCGGATCTTCTATAATACCGTCCCTTACTTTTTTAGCGTAGTCGTAAACCTCGTAGCATATACTTTCCTTATTACTTCCAGCTGTAGAAATACTAAAAAAGAGCGGCTGCCTTCTCGCTCCGCTCGCTGTCTTCATTACGTCGTAAAGCTCTCTATTTGGCTGGCTGTGCAGCTCATCAAA